ACCTCATCTGCAACTGGTGCGTCTTCATTCCACACCACGTTGTCCCAGCTGAGCACATGCTCCTCACCGCACTCATGGCAAGGCACCATAAACATGCGCTGATCACTGGACGCGAAGGCCTCATCAACACGGGACAGGCCTTTAACCGTAGGCGTACCACCGAAGATGACCTTCCGATATTCGTAGGTCTTCGCTCGTTCCTCGAGCAGGTTGATGGAATCGCCCTGCCCGCTGACGCTGGTGTTACAGTCGTCTGGCTCTTCGACACAGACCACCGGCGCCGAAAGCGACTTCACATTGTCCGCAGCGTTCGAGGCGACCAACGCCAGAAACCCGCCCGGGAACTTCTTGAAGTCGTTCCGGTTGCCAGAGCTGCGAGAAGTCGAGACATCCACCAGGGCCCGCAGCACCGGTGTGACCTCGATCATCGGGTTGAACTTCTGATCCAAGTACTTCCGGATCGTCTTCTCTTTCGGAAACAGAAGCACGATCGGGCACGGATCGTTGTGAATCCGCCGGCCCAGATAGTTGTTCCAGGCACCATCAGTCCAGGCCACCTGGGAGGACTTCCGGCACACCAGCTTTTTCACCGCCGGATCATCGAGTGCATCCAGAATGCCAGGCACCCACGGCGTGAGATCCGTGGAGTACTTGCCAGACCAGGCACTACTCTCCTGGGCAATGTACCGGTGCTTGTTCGCCCAATCAGTTGAGCTGATCTTCTCCGGTGGCCGGAACTTCGCCATGGCCTGGGCCATCACCCGGTCCAGATTCGCGGCCAAGCGCTGCCAGCTGTCGGAGGACGGATCGAGAATGCTCATTCAGTAGCTCGATATCGAGATCGATGTCGTACAGCGTATCGATCTCAGTCTTGAGTTTCGGGTTGCCAGTCAGCAGCTCAGTGCGGATAGACAACGCCACGGATTCCAATCGAGCCCCCACCAGTACCGCCGGTACCAGTTCTTCAAGATCCTTCGCCAGGGCCAGCTCCTCGCGGTCCCCTTTGATGCGCTCCAGGCGCTCACGGGCTGACTCATGGCGCGCGCCGTTAACCGCACGCTCCATCAGCCACTCGTGAACATCCTGGGTATCGTACTCATTCGCCTGACCCCGGCCGCCAGCTTTGGCAATCGGGAACGAACCGTCTTTCTGGTAAGCCGTAAAAGACCTTTCGGAAATACCGAAGATCTCAGCGAGCTCTCGCTTGTTTACTCGCTTACCCATTGCTAACTCTCTGATTCAAACCAAGGAAGGAAGGCCAAGGTTGCGCTAAGTCTGCGAAAAAACCGCGAGTCTGCGCCTCCTCAGTGGAGCCACCCGCCAGAAGGACCCGTGCCCGTCAGGCAGTGACCTTGAACTCTGTGGAACCACCGGCGGCAACGCACCGGATCGCGGTTACAGCGTTCACCATCAGCGAATCGGTGTAGCCGCTGACATCGCCTTCTGACCAGGCTTTACCAACAGCAGTGCCAGCCTCAACAGCTTCAAGATCATCCTGGGTATACTCCACACGGGCGGTGCCTGCAGCGGGCGTAACACTTACAAACAAATCACCGACACCGGCAGGCAGGATAAGCCACTGGCCAGTTGCATCGTTCACTGCTTCATTGTGGTTGAACCGCTGACGTGGAACGGTTCGGTTCTGAAGGTACTGCTGATCATTCTGGTCTGGCGCAAGCGTGTTGGTCATCATGGTCACCTGAAGAGTGTTTGGTTAACGGATCCAGTTAGTGAACGAAACAGCGGCTGGAACAAACCCCGGGGGAAGGTTGCAATCTGTTCGACCACTTTCAGAGTGGCACTCACTACCGACTCATTACCCGCGTCATCAACACCTGTCACTGTCATTGTGTAGGTGCCAAGGGCAAGCTCATTAAGCTGCTGAGTCCAAGTGCCGTTCGATAGCGTCGGGGTGTAGTTTGAGGTGTGCATGACATCCACACCCTCAACCTGAAGCGTGATTGCGGTTGCATCTCCTGCACCGCCCGAAGCGATGGGGGTAGTATCCAACGTGGTCAGTGCGTTGACGGTAATTGCCGGCGCCAGGTCATCGACCACCGTCACACTGAAGGTATCGTTGATGCTCCCATCTGCACTGAAGGCCGTGGCAGTCAGAGTGAACGGTGATGCCGCAATGTCGTCTGCATTGGCGTTCCAGCTCAGCACCGACCCCGAGAATGAAAAACCTGAGTTGTTTGGAATGCCGTCCAGATCGTAGGAGCTTGCCCCGCTGAAGTAATCATCGAGATCAATGCTGCCCGTATCAGCTTCCCCCAGGTTAAGATCCGGAAGCACCACATCCTGCGTCGGAAGCACGGCGGCGCGGGTTGTCACGCTGAAGCTGTCTGAAACGCCGCCGATCTCAACGCCACCCGATACCACAGCTTCAAATGTGCCAGCAGTTAGCTCCACAGTAATCGTGTCGCCTGCTTGGGCTGTGCTTGGTGATACGGTGGCGCTGCCGGTTGCGGTGACGTTGACCGTCTCGCCTGAGTCTATTCCAGAGAGAATAAATGTGCGTTGTGTGGTGGAGCCTGGCTCAGAGCCTGTGACATTCGCGCCAAGGTCAAACTGATCCGGGGTAGTGTCAGCGGCTGGCTCGGTGATGTTTACAGTTGCTGTAAATTGCCCTGTCGTACCATCAGGCGTCTTCCAGCCAATCGTTGCGCTGTCAGTGGTGTCCGCCGTGGCGTTAACCGTAACCGCTGCCAGGGTGTTGATGTCATCGCGCCAAAGCTGGCTGTCACTCATGGTCTGCCAGTCAACTTCAATCTTTGCTGAATCGAAGTCGCTGACAATACGCAGCTCAACCGTGCCAGTGGTGGCAAAGTTCGCATCGGCCATGATGGAGTTCGGGTCTGCCGCGCCGTGGCTGGTCAGCACGTAGGGGTAAGTGACGCCGCCGCCTGTGTAGGCGCCGGTATACCCATATTCAACAACCTGCCCGCTGATCGACCCGTAGTTCACATCCATCAGATAAGTTCCAGTGTCGCTGTGTGGACTAAGCCGCCGCCAACGGTCGGGCTTTGCTGGACGACAGTGATGGTGTCGTCAACGTCCAGAGCAGCATCGGTGATCTCAATCGTTCCGGTATCACCGCCTGCCGTGGTCGTAATGCCGGTGATCTGCTGATTGATCGCTCGACTGCCTGCCGCCCCGGTCAGAATGATGAACTCCACATCGGTCAATGAGCCTTGATCCGCGCCATCCTTGTTGATGTTGAAGCTGGCAAGGCCAACTACACTCACCTGCACCGTAATGTCCTCAGTCGTCGCGCCATCACCTAGCGTCAGGGTGTACTCACCAGAGGTGGCGATCTCAGCGGTGGCCGCACCCTCAAAGCTCACCGTGGTTCCAGCTTGGCCGGTAATATGGTCAGCTACGTTGACGCTATTCAGGGTTGCTGTAGTGATCGTGCCGAGGGCTGTTTCTATGTCAAAGGTCGAGCCTTTGCGCAGGGTTAGGCCGGAAGACTCTTTCGTTACGAAAACAGCGCTAAAATACCCGAACTCATTTGAATTGCGCTCGATATACTCAATCAACAGATCGTCGTTCACATCGGGAGATACGCCCGTAAAACTGACCGCCTCCGTCAAATCGTTGGCCGTGACAGTTTGCTCTACGCCGCCGTTGACTCGAAAGCCTGTATCTCTCCCGGCAGAGCCTCGCCATCCAAAACACAGAACGGTATATGTGGCTCCAGGGTCTACGCCGACAGTTACCGAGCGCCAGAGATCTACAGAATTTTCGCCGGTCGTCCAGCACTCATTGGCGATAACTTGCTCATCCACCCACGCGGCATCGCCACTGCCTGCAGACGGGGCTCCGGGGCTAAACCCGGAGTAATCCGTTCCCGTGAATGTCCACGTTGACGCCCTGCCATCCCAGAACGTGAGCGCTGCATTAGTGGTTGTGGCAGAGAACGAGTTCCACGTCCCGTTGGTGTTTGCTGCTGCCGTACCGTTTTGTAACGCGATTCCGACTTCATCTACCATGATATTGCTGCTCCACTATCAGGGTTGAGAGGCACACCTTTAGGGTATGCAGCGCCATCCGATACCTCCACTTCAGCGGCACGTCAAATACACTTTTAGGGCCACTCGATGTAAGCATTAGTCGAAATCTCCAATTTTGATAACGCTGCCGTCACTTAAGCGAACATACAGACTGTTTCCGGAGAAAGCTGTTAAGGTTCGTTTGCGCAGGCGAACGGTTATTTCATTGCTCTGCCAAGCCGTTGGTATGCATAGAGCTCGCTGGTGATCTTGAGAGGTTGTCCACGCTGCCTGATTGCTAATTAGAACTGAGCACAAACTATCGTCTACGTAGATATAACCTGTGGCCATATAATGGGAAGAAAGCCCCCAAGCGCCTGCATTTTGTTTCTGAAACATAGACAGGCTTTGAATGGCCTCTGCAACATTTATTGGGGAGATAGTTCCGCTATATTGCTGTCGTTTGCCGTCAACCTCCACTGCTTGAACTGACTCACTCCCAACATAATCGAACTTAACTAATTCCTCCCAAGTTCTCCACGTATCCTTAAATCTCGTCATACCATAGACGCCAACACCCTCATATATTGTCCCGTTACCAAACCCTGAAGACCTCGGGCCTCCGTCCCCGCCTTGCTGCCCCCATAAAGGTACAGACGAAGAAATAGCGCCACTAGGGCCATTATGCCGGACGCCTTTTAGGTTCCAAGATGAGTTTGTTGCAAAAGCATCAGTACCGTCCCAGTTGGTTCTGAGCCTAAGCGCCACAATAAGACTGTCTAGCGGATAAACGTCTTGATCTAACTGAAGGTTCCCAAATATGTGATACCCGCTTTCACTTGGGACAAGATTGTATTTTAAACAACCTAATGTCGCCCCCGCAGACAAAGAATTGTCAAACGTAACAAGCGGCTCATTCAATACGCTTCCTGTAAATCTTTGAAGGCTAGACCATGTCCCGTCACCATACTCTGCGTCCCACAGATGCAATGGTGCAGAACCTCCAGGCTTTACCCCAAAGCGGTTTTGTCCAGAAGTGTCGGTGATAGTTATCTCAGCGTCGTCCGATATTGTTCCGCTGATTGTAAATCCGCTTTCCAGGGCAATTCCTGCTGCGTTATTGGGTCTAGCCACAGCCAGCGTCACATTCGGGACACTTAAGGGAGAGTCAGATGTTGCCATGAGCGGCCTCTTTATGATCTATCAAAATTCGTCGTCCTGAATGTGTCAGCATTCTTTCCACATTAAGCGAGGCGAAATACCTATGATGTTGATTTATAGGCAGGGGCAAGGTTCTTGCTTGCGTTTGAGGCTCGGACTCAAACAACAAGGAAAAGATTATGAAGTGGATATTGACGCTTATGGCTTTCGTGGCACTGCCGGTTCAAGCAACTCTCATCGAATACACCTATGAGCTAACCACTGTTAAGCTCGGAGATTCAGGAGCGGTAGATTATAGCCCCGCGACAGCAACACTTCTGGTTGACGCCTCCGCAGAAACTTTCGAACGATTCTCGTACAACAATAATTTCGCAAACTTCCTGTGGACCGAAACGGTCACGCCGGAGCAGAGTAAAACCCTATACTCTTCGATTTATGCATCGTTTTTGACCCCCGGCGTATCGAGCTATTACGTCTATTTTGAGAGCCCTGCAAACCTTTTCGATGGATCTGAGTTTTATAACCTGGACTCAATAGGCCTGAAGGATTCGTCAGTCTTCTACTTCACGCTGAACGGCGATGATCACTCATACTTCAGTTCATTTAGTTCAGCGACCAAGCGCATCGTTTCCGTCCCCGAACCAGCCACCCTATCCCTGCTTTCCCTCGGCCTGGCCGCTATCGGGATCAGGCGAAGGCTTCGGTGATCAATCAGGCGCCTGATGCTCAACCGGCCGCTCATCCCAAGCCCGGATATCGTCTTTGTCGCCCTCGCAGGCATTGAACGCTTTCTTCAGCTGCTCAGCCCACACAGGGCACCAATCAATCCGCCTGGGGGGAGCTGGCAGGGTTCGCTGCACCAGGTAATCCGCTGGCACGCGTTGCTTCACTGTCTCGGTTCGGGTCAGCCACTGTGCCGGCCCGCATCCGGTCATAAACAGCATCAGGCCACACATACTCAGGGCCGCTACAAGGCGCATCTTTCACCAGCTCCTTCAGCTCAGCCTCAGCAGCGGCCAGCTGGTCGTTGAAGTATCGCTCACGCTCAGAGCGGATCACAGCCTGCTGATCGCGCCAGGCAATGTCTGCCTCGAGGCGAGCAATTTGGTTGAGGTTTTCCTGGTTGGTGACCTTTGCCTGGTCCATGGCCTGGGTGAGGTTGCTGTTTTCCTTCAGCAGCGCTTCACGGTCGCTCCAGAGCCACCAGAAGGCACCAAGCACAACAACCACCAGAGTGCCGATAATCGGCACCAAGTACGGCGCCAGCTTTGCCTTGGCGGCTTGCAGAATCATTGCTTAACCTTCCCTGCCCAGGCCTCAGCAATATTGTTGCCGAAGTAGCTCACGATCAGCGTCACACTGATGCCGTAGGACCACCCGATCACAACGCCCATGGCAGCCAGAGTGTTTGGCTGAGCCAGCTCAACTGCAGCCCAGATCGGTGTCTGCAGGAAGGCCCACCACATGCCCGCGTAATAACCACGGCGCCGGTGCTTCCACCAGCGGTTCGGATCTGGGTGGCTGTCGTCCGGCATTACCGCTGTTCCTCGCTGGTCATACGGCGCTTCAGAATCTCCAGCTCTGCCTTGAGGGCTGCCATCTTGGCGTTGCACTCTTCCCTCTCCCGACGAAGCTCTGTGGCGTGCTGGTTGGCCTGGGCCTTCAGGGCGATATCCAGATCACCTACCAGCGCATTCAGCCGGCTTACTTCGTCAACCAGGTGCTGAATCAATGCGTTCTCACGCTGGGCCAGGTTCTCATCCCGGGCGATCTTGCCTTTGGTGTTGATCCCAAACAGGCCAACAACCACATAGCACAGGGTCATGAACAGGCCACCGATGAAGGCCCAAATGCCACCACCCTGGCTAAAACTGTCGACTATGGCGCTGAAAGGCATCCGCTCATTCCGGGTCATGTTGGCTCGGGGTTATGGATATTGGTGCCAGGGCAGCTGGAAATGAGGCCCATCCTTGAAAGTTTCCCAGTCACCGCCCCACTCGATAGACACGCCAAGCTCCTCAGCGGCCTGCTTCATCGCATCAGCGATCTTGTAATACAGTGGCCAGTCCCAGCGCACACCGCCGGTTACCCAGGCACCCAGATCCACCGCATGGCCGGTCAGGTGCCGGCTGTTCATGGTGGTGGATGCGCCAGAGTCGAAAAGTTCCTTCTGGCGAGATTTGGAACGCAGCCCTTCCAGAACCGTGAAATCCACTTCAGTGATCTGGATGGCACGCTCAACCACAGAAAAGAGATCGTTATGCACACCAGAAAGCCTGGCCAGTGATCGGCTGCTCAGCTTAAAGCCCATAACGCTCTCCCAGAATTCGAAAACAGCCCGAGACAACAAAACTCGGGCAAAGGTCCCGGCATGTTGGACCGTAGAGACACTTCCGATGATCAGAACCGCCGCAGGCCAAACACCGCAAAAACCCTCGCCACAAAAGAAAAACCCGGCTATCGCTAACCGGGTTTCTCAGGGCTCTTTTGGTGTTCAGCC